CTTGGTATAGCGTGGCCGGTCTCACTGCAATTTTTGCTGCCGCTGTGATACCTGTTATCATCATGGGCGGCGCACTGGAAGCCGGCAAGATCTTGGCCACAGTTTGGCTACACAACAATTGGCGCAGAGTCAATTGGGCCTACAAGTCATATCTAATACCTGCTATTGTGTTGCTCATGATGTTAACCAGCCTCGGAATCTTTGGCTTCTTATCAAAAGCACACTCAGACCAAAGTCTAGTGTCAGGAGATGCAACATCACGAGTTGCAATATATGATGAAAAAATTCAAACAGCAAAAGGAAATATCGATGCTAACCGTAAGGCACTTAAACAAATGGATGAAGCTGTGGACCAAGTCATGGGCCGAAGCCAGGATGAAAAAGGCGCGGACAAGGCCGTTGCTATTCGTAGAGGACAACAAAAGGAACGTGTGCGTCTTCTTGCCGAAATCACTGCCGAACAGAAAACAATTAGCTCTCTGTCTGAAGAGCGAGCCCCTCTCGCTGCCGAGGTCCGGAAGGTGGAAGCCGATGTTGGGCCGGTAAAATACATTGCGGCATTGATCTACGGAGACAATCCTGATCAAAATGTTTTAGAACGTGCTGTGCGTTGGGTTATCATCTTGATTGTGGTTGTGTTTGATCCACTAGCACTATGTTTGATTCTGGCCAGCAACAAACAACTGGAGTGGGTTCGGGAAGATCGAGACAAACTGGAGGAGCCAGCATCTGTGTATGTGGCAGACGTAGGGGAACCACCTACCGCAGAAGAAGCTGCCTATGAACTCGACGATGGTCCTATCAGTGAAGAAATATTGAATACATTACGTGAACTAGCTAAAGAAGAATTACCAACAGGCAAGCTGATTGAAACCAGCAGCCTGTTTGATGAACAGCTGACCTGCTACAAGTGTGGAACTGTGCTGGCCGATGCTGCCGGAATTGGTCCTTTCTGTCCCAACAAAGAATGTGATGTTGTAGATAATTGGGACACCAAACAAGAACTACCAGTGGACCCACATCCTCCAGGTTGGATGTATGATGAACTAAAGTCTTATCCGTTGATGGAACCAGCAGAAGTTAAAGAAATCCCAGAGGAATTTGATCTAGCCAAATATCCATATTTAGATAAACCATCTAGCCATTTTGTTGATTTGAAGCCCATGGTTGCTCCCGTTCAAGAACCTGCGTTTGAAACTGAAATAGACCATACATTAGAGCTTGCCGCAGATGCCATAGAAGAATTAAATTTTGAAGTCGCACAGTTATACGCTGAAAAACTAAGACTAGTTGAACAACTAGAACAATCACGTATACAGCTAGAACGATCAGAAACAGAAAAACAAACTGAGCACGATAGAGCTGTTAATTTAAGCACTCAATTATTGGATCTACTGCATCCCCCGAGAGTTGCAAATATTAAACCTGTGGCAGACAATACAGTTACTTTAAAATCTGCACCCAAGAGCAGTTTTGGCACAGAGTTTCCGGCGACTCCCAGCAAAGGTGACCTGTTCTTAAGAACAGACTATCTACCAACACGCTTGTTCAAGTTCAACGGCAACACCTGGATTGGATTAGAAAAAGGAAATACTGACAGCTATGCTTATGATGATTCTTATATCAATTACTTGATCAGTAAAATAGACAGCGGAGAATACGATAGCGAAGATCTAAGCGAAACTGAACGCGAACAAATTGCAAATTTCAAAGAAAGACAGAATGGAAAATAACCGATATTCAAACTTTATAACACCCCCGGACTTTGTTGATGAGAAAAAACACACAGTATTATTAGTAGATGTGCTTGACGATCAAGTGCAAAGTATAGGTATGTTTTGTAAGTATAGTGAAGCAGAATTTAACATCTACTTATACAACGAAACAATCAACGACATGACATGGTTTTCTAAAGCTGTGGAGCTTGCAGATGCTATTATTGTGAACATTATGCCAAATTCATTTAGCCCTCTTAAAGAAATTATAGCAGAGACAGACAAAGCCTACTATTATGGCCCAAAAACTTCACTAAAAAATCCACGTAAGATTAATAACCCTATAGATTATTTTATAGAATACGCAGCTACGAGTAAATAAACATATGAGTTATGAATACAAAAAAGAAAAAATGGCGCCAGGTAATAGAGTCACAGTGGTCAATGACCAAGTGGACAAAGCCCTGCGTAAGTTTAAAAAGAAAGTAGCTGACAGTGGACTGCTACAAGATCTACGTGATCGAGAATTTTACACCAAACCCACCACCAAACGCAAGCAGGCCAAATCAGCAGCCAGGCGCCGTTGGAAGAAAAAGCTGGAATCTGACCAGCTGCCTAAACGCATGTTCTAATGTATCTTAAGTTTTGGCTCTCTAATGGTCAACGTCCCGCTGGAACAGAATTACTACTGCTACGTCGTGGCCTAATTGATTGGTCACAAAAATATAATATCCCATACACTGAAAAAACAGTCAAACTAACACACCGTGTTTGTTTTAATCGACCCGAAGAATATACTTTCTTCATGATGTCTTGGACTGGCGAATGTCGTGATTTTACCCTAATTAATATTCCCTAACTAATCCTGCTAATTAGATCCTGTGACAACTGTTGATGAAAATCAGGATCATACATAAGATTTAAATTATGTAACCTACGTTCATATGTATCATCCCATAAGCGATCTAGGTTGGAGCAAAGCAAATTGTCTAGCAAGCCCAATATAACATCAATCTTTGTTCTTGTATCTACCACATTGTCATATCTACTGTGATCAATGATATCTCTAAAGGTATCAATTCCCAGGTCTTCAAGATGTTTGATTAATCCCATTGATCCAAGTGAAAGAAAGAGTTGTCCAGATAATATTGGTTTCCATATTTTTTCACTGACAAACTTTTCATGCACACTGCTTTCCAACACATAGTCAATATAGCACAAACGATGTGTTTGACTGGCATTGCTGACATACTCCCATCCGTCGGGGAATGGTTCGTTGTCTAAGTTAATAGTAAAAGGAATAGTTAATCTAGTGATAATATCTTTTTCTTCTTCGGTTAATTCAGGAACGACCCAATCAACAATCCCTTGACTTGCACCAGGCCTCCCTGGACTATCTACCCAGTAAAAACTAGTTTGGCATTGATCAAACCAACTCCGTTGGCTTAACTTTACGATATTTAAAGTCTTATGTAGCCAAGGATTCATACTCAAACACTGTAAGGGATATGGTCTTTTATTTTTAATATCGTATTTTGTTAGACTTGGGTTTTGTAGTGTAAGAAAAAGATACACAGGAAAGTAAACTACATTTGAATTATTCTCTTGGTAGTATTCGTAGTTGCTGGTAACAATTACAAAGTTATTTTTGGGCATTGATTGCGAACCCCACTGTAAAAAATCGACAGTGTTATTGCAGTTTAGACTTCTATCTATTACTATCAAATCTGAGTTGGTGTCAAACATTGATAAAATTTCACTGTTGTCTAGGGGACTAAAACTGTATCCACTTATGCAATGTAGATCAACTTTTTTAGTGGCATGCTGTTTTACCAAATTTTTGAGTATATCTTCAAGTTCCACTTGACTTCTTTCACAATGTATATTATACTGTATTTACGTGATAAATAATTGTGTAGTGCCAATAGGTGGGCTACACACTAAAGTCATAACTTGCTTAATAGGAGATATAATATGACAAACTTTACACTTCACACCATCGATTTACCTACCTTACACCGTCATGCCATTGGCTTTGGCCCATTGTTTGATCAGTTAAATCGCACTTTCACCAACAGCAAAAGCGATGGCAACTATCCGCCACATAATGTAGTCAGACTTGACGACACACACTATGTGATTGAAGTTGCAGTTGCAGGTTTTGCTCAAACGGAAATTGATGTTGAACTAAAAGAAAACGTTCTTACAGTTCGAGGTGAGAAAGAGAAAAAAGATACTGAAACAGAATATCTACACAAAGGTATCAGTGCCCGTAACTTTGTTCGCACTTTCCCCTTGGCAGAACACATTGAAGTTCGTGGTGCAACTGTAGAAAATGGTATATTAGCCATTGCCTTGGAACAGATTCTTCCTGAAGAAGAAAAGCCCAAGAAGATCCAGATTACTTTCGCAAAGTAATATAATAGACCCAGCAGGGGAATCATCCCCTGCTTTTAAATAGAATAAAAATATGTCAACTCCTGAAACTGCTGTTCGTGCTAAGATTATTCCCAAAGCAGATTTAGCTGAACCTGATCTCTTTAATGTTATCTATGTCAATGACGACAAGACCACTATGGAATTTGTCATTGAAAGTCTTTGTGCAATCTTTGACTACGAAGAAGAAGCCGCGGCGGCTGTGGCTCTACGCATACACGAAGAAGGCTCGGGAGTTGTAGCAACATTGCCATACGAAATGGCAGAACAAAAAGGCATCGAAGCCACCCTGTTAGCACGTAACAATGGA